TTCGGTATCTTCGATGCGTCTTCGGCTGGTAACCTGCTGATCCACGGCGCGTTCACCACCGCCAAGACAATCGCGTCGGGCGACATCCTGAAAATCTCGACAGGTGATCTCGACATCACCGCAGCATAAGGTGATGCAGTGGCTACTGGCACCCCAAGCCTAGACAACTTCACGAGCAGCATAGACGCGCTTCCGTATTCGCTGGACAGCGCGCTTTTGCTGACGCGGGTCGATTGGTCGAACCCGACGCTGGAGCAGCTAGACGCTTGGGGCGATATGGATAGCCTCGACACGTTCGGGACGCTGGAGCAACTGGCGAACCTTGACGTAATCCACGCGCCGGGTTCTGCCGACATCGCAATAACCGCAACCGGCGCAATCCAGTTCGCCATTCAAGTTGACGCGGCGGTAGATATCTCCGCCTCCGCGACCGGCGAGGCGCAGCGTATCCAGCACATGACCGCTTCGGTCACGGGCGCTGCATCCGCCACCGCGACGGCTTCGTTCACCGCTGGCATGTCCGGCGCTGCGAGTGTGGCGGTCACTGTTGCGGGCGCGATTACTCCGGTGCGCGGCCTTGACGGCTCCGCAGAAGCCTCACTGGCGGCCACAGCGGCATCTAGCCTTGTGTACCTGCTCCAAGGGTCTTCGAGCCTCTCAGCGAGCGCCTCAGCGGCATCTGTGGGCGTATTTGCGGGGACTGGTTCCGCAGACGCGGCGATATCTGCTACAATGCGCGGCAGGGTGCTTGGCGAGGAGTGGACAGAAGTCGCGGACGGCACTGAGACGTGGTCGGATATTGCGGCAGGCTCTGAGGTCTGGGCGCAAGTATCCACAGGCAGCGAGGTCTGGTTGCAGCAATGATACAGTTCGGCGAGTGGCTGCCAGATCAGCCTGATTATTCAAACCCCGGCGTCACACGCGCCGAGAATGTCGTCCCTGCGGCTGGCGGGTATCGCAGCCTGCCGGAGTTCGTCGCCTACTCAGGCGCGGCTGACGGCAACATAAACGGCATCTTCGCGGCGAAGGACAACACCGGCAACGTAAAGCTGTTCGCTGGCGACAATACAAAGCTGTACGAGTTCGACAGCAGTGACAGCAGCCTCGACAACATCTCGAAGTCGGGAAACTACACGCTGACTGCGCCGCAGGAGCGCTGGCGCTTTGTTCAGTTCGGCAAGGACGTGATCGCGGTTGGCGGCATCGGTGTGGCCCCGCAGCGCTACACCCTCGGCACCAGCACGCTGTTCGCTGACCTCGCCGGGTCTCCGCCCGACGCTGACTTCATCGCGGTGGTGCGCGACTTCGTGTGGCTCGGCAACGTCGAGGATGGATCGGGCAATCGCCTGCCCTATCGCGTCCAGTGGTCCGGGTTTAACGACATCACAAGCTGGACGGCTGGCACCGAGCAGTCCGACTTTCAGGACATCCCCGACGCGGGCAACATCACCGGGATGGTCGGCGGAGAATATTGCACGATCCTGATGGAGCGCGCCATCGTGCGTGCCACCTACTCCGGCCCGCCTCTGATCTGGCAGTTCGACAAGGTCGAGACGGCTCGCGGCTGTCAGGTTCCGGGGTCTGTGTGTAACATAGGTCACACGGTATTCTTCCTGTCGGACGACGGCTTTTATGCGTTTGACGGCAGCAGATCTCAGAACATCGGCGCCGAGAAGGTGGACAAGTTTTTCTTCTCAGATTTCAACATTGCCTACAAAGACAAGATGACGTCGAGCGTTGACCCGCAGAACCAGATCGCGGTCTGGTCGTATGTGTCGAACAGCAGCCTCGACGGTGAGCCTGACAAGCTGTTGATTTACAACTACGCCATCGGGCGCTGGTCAACGGCGAACGTCAGCGCCGGACTGATTGCGCCGTTCTTTACCCCCGCCTACACGCTGGAGCAGCTTGACAGCATCAACGCCAGCATCGACGCGCTGCCAGCATCCCTTGACAGCGCCCTATACAAGGGCGGTCAGTTCCTGTTCGGCGGCGCTGTCGGCGACAAGATTTACACGTTCACGGGTGACCCGCTGTCCGCGACGATTGAGACGGCGGAGGCCGGGCTTGCGACTGGCAAGTTCAATATGGTCACGCGCATCTATCCGTATCACGAGGGCGGCAGCGTCACGATGCAGGTAGGCACGCGCGGCCTCCACACCGACAGCGTGACATTCACCACGGCGCAGTCGCCGAATGATGACGGCTTCGCGCCGTTCAGGGCGCAGGGCAGATACCACCGCGCGCGCATGAACCTGAGCGGGCAGTGGTCCTTCGCGCAGGGTATGGACGTCGAGGCTAGGCAGGTGGGCAGACGATGACGATAGAGCAGCGCACCACCAACTTCCGCACGCTGAACCCGATCACCGCGACAACGCGCGAGATCGCCGAAGTTCTAAACCGCACAATCAACGGCGGCTTGAACAGCGTCGGGTATGTGACGCTTCCGGGGACCACCACGCAGATCACGGTTGATGAGCCGCGATATTCGGTGTCGTCGCTGGTGTTTTTCACGGGCGTGGACCACGACCCGTGGCATCACAACCCGTACATCGACAGCACAAGCACCGACGGCACTATGGTGATCAACTACAGCAATTCAGGACACGATGCGCCATTCGCCTACCTTATTATCGGGTGACGACCGTATGGAAGACAACTGGCGGCGCTGTCGGCGCTACATCGAGGACGCGCTTGAATATGCGGGCGGATCGCACACAATCGAGGATGTGTGGCAGTCAATACAGGAAGGCAAGGCCCAGTTCTTTCCGCTGGATAAGTCTGCTATAGTGACTGAGATTGTTGATTACCCGCAGAAGGCAGTGTGCCGGATTTGGCTTGCGGGTGGTGACTTGGACGAGTTAATGCAAGCGGAAGTCGCACTTTCCGCGTGGGCCAAGACGCAAGGGTGCGACGGGATGGAGATCATCGGGCGCAGGGGTTGGTCTCGACAACTTAAAGACTACCGGCAGAGCGCGGTGGTATTGATGAAGGATTTCAAAGATGGGTAAAGGCGGCGGCACCACGAGAACAGTGACCAGCCAGACCGGCGCGCCGGAGTACGCGCAGCCGTTTCTGGAGTTTGGTCTTTCCGAGGCGAAGGAACTGTACGGCAGGCCGCAGCAGTTCTATCCGGGCGCTACCACCATCGGATACTCGCCAGAGACCGAGATGGCGCTTTCGGGCCTTCGGCAGCAGGCGATCACCGGGTCACCGTTTATCGGGGCCGTGCAGGACGTGGTGATGCAGAACCTCACCGGCACAAACCCACTGATGGCTGCGGCGTTCCGCCCTGCCGTCGAGCAGGTTCAGGCCGAGGCAGCAAAGGCCGGTCGCTACGGCTCCGGCTACCAGCAGGCGGCACTGGCTCAGGCGCTTGCGCCGATGGCATATCAGGCGCAACAGCAGGCACTCGCGCAAGCCCCGGCGGCGCGTGCGTTCGGTCAGGCTGACCTTGAGACGCTGGCGCAGGTCGGCGCAGCACGCGAGGCTCAGTCTCAGGCAGAACTCGCGGCTGACATCCAGCGCTTCCAGTTCGAGCAGGAGGCACCGCGCGCCGCCCTTGCTGACTATATGGCAACCGTTGCTGGCGGCACGGTCGGCGGGCAGACGGTTCAGCCGGTCTATCGCCAGCCTGCTCTCTCCGCGCTTGGCGGCGCGCTGGGCGGCGCTCAGTTGGCTGGCCTCATGCCCGCCGGTAGTGCCTTCACGCCGGGTATGGGGGCAGGTCTCGGCGCACTCGCAGGACTTTTGGGGTAAGATATGGCAAACGGAATGACACGGCCCGGACTTCTTGCTTTTATGCCGCCACAGCGTGCGGCCAGCATGTTTACGCAGATGGCACGACCCGCTCAGGCGCAAGTCTCTCCGGGGCGCGTCAGCCCACTGCCATACCCCGTTTATGAGAGTGGCCCGATGCGCGGGCGCGCGATGCCTCCGTATATGGATTTGCAGCAACGCGCTGCGGCGCAGGCTCAGGCAATGCCGCCTCGCCCTATGCCT